AGTGTAGGTATTAGTAGAGTTGCTTCTTGTACCTGTCAAAGATGCAAAATCAGTAGGTGCACTAGCAGGAGTAATAGACTTCATCCAATCGTAAACTTCACTATAATTCGTTAAGTCTTCATCAACCAAAAAGTTTACAGTCAATTCACCAAACGATAAGTTATCTCCAGGGAAGAATGCGTTTACACCTATGCTAGTTGCTAAGATTGCTTCTGAGAAACTTACATCAGGCACATTAACACCAGTGCAGAAGAATTCTACATTAGGGAGTTTGGGTAGAACCAATCTAAAAGAGGTTGGTTGTAAGTATGATTTGTTCGTTGGTGTTGCCATATTAGTATTTATAATAAAAAAAGGGCAGATAAATCTGCCCTTTAAGATCTTTTATAATCAAATTATAAAATGTTAGATACTGCTAATTTTCTGTAGTAGAAGTTTGTACCAGCAGTCGCTAATCCATCAGAAGGAGTTGATCCAACGAATGGGTTAGAGATCATTCCATATCGAGTTTTGAACCCAATTTTTGGTTGGAATGTGTTCTCGCCTACTGCACGAACCATTTGTAATGGAACATATGGGCAATAGAAAAGACCTGCGTCATAAGGGTTTGTACCTCTGTATCCTACTGTTAAATAGTCAACACCAGCATATGGATCAACATACACTTTGAATCTTCCATTTAAAACACCTGCGAAAGTGTTTCCAGTATCGTCAACATTAAGACCAGTTTGAAGAGCAGGAGCATAGTCTAACACACCTGACATTGCTAGAGCACTAGCGACGTCTGATGAACATAGAACCATGTTACCTTTTCCTCTTCTTGATTCTTTAGCAATTGTATTTGCTTCTCTTTCGATTTGGAAAAGAAGACCTTTGAATTTTTCAACTGACCATCTTCCGTTAGCATCTACATCCAAGTTGAATGTACCAGGAGTTGATGTTGCAGCAGCACCAGTTTTTGCCTGGATGTTAACTGTTCTAACAACTTCTCTGTTGATTTCTGCTAAGATTTCTGAAGATAGAATGTTTGCTAATTCTGCTTCTGCGTCAAGACCATGAATTGCTTTAAGGTCTTGTGCTAATTCCATTGTGTATTCTGCTTTCAATGCTCTTGATTTTGCAGTAACAGTTGCTTTCTCGATTGAGAATGCCATTTCTGCGAAAGAGTTTGAACCAGAATCACCCAATGCCTCAGCAGTTGCTGTAGACATACCTGTTCCAGTTGTATCTTCATAAGAAGGTGAAGATGTATCAAAAGGATCAGTGATCTGTGCTGATAAAGGACCAGCAGCAGTTGGGTTTGCAGCACTAGAGAAACTAGTGACTGGCTCGTTAATACCTAATGCTTCTGTTTTGCTTGTTCTAGCAACTGAAGGATAGTCGTTGTATCTTGCTTTCATTGCGAAGATAAGACCTGTAGGTCCAGTCATTGGCTGAACACCACAAATGTCATATGCGACTAAGTTAGGCATTGCACGTCTAACTAATGAAATTAGGATAGGATCCCAATTAGATATTGGTGCTCCTGTAGAGTTTAAAGGTGCTGCTTCTGCAAGCATTGCAGCATCTTCTCTCAATGCTTTTTCTTGGTTTTCAAGAATAACAGTTGTGACTGCCTTTCTGTAGGGATCCTTGATCTCTGAGACTTCAGGATGCTCTAGAATAGGTTGCCACTTTTCTTGTAATTGTTCTGTCATAAACATAGTTAATTACCTTTCTCCTATTTTGAGGTTAGTGGTTTGACCTTTGATACGAATTCTGCGTACTTTGCCATTGTTGGATCAACAGGTTTCTCAGTTGACTCAACAACTGTATCAGTCCATTCATCCTGACCTTCTTCAGAACTTTCTATCAAAGTGTCTTCGGTTTTCTCTGTAGGAAAATATGCTTCTTTGATTTCAGAAATTTTGTTGCCAAAATCTTCTTTGTCTTGGAAGTCAACTTTTTCACTTAGAGAAAGTAATTTTTCTTTCTGTGCTTCAGATAAATCTGCACATGCTTCATTGACTACTGACTCTCTTTGGAATCCATCAATCTCTTCTTGAAGTTTCATATTTCTTTCAACTTCTGAGTTTAATTTTTCTTCCATTTCATCAAGTCTGTTTGCCAACTCGTCCATAACATCGTACTTCTCTTCTGGTACTTCAACATAATGCTCTACGAATAGTGCTTTGAGTCCGTCTATGAAGTTCTCTGTCATTTCAGATTTAAGACCTCTTTCTATTGCGAGTTCGTTTTCTTTAACCCACTCTTCTGCAACATATGAGAGGTACTTATCAACTTGCTCTGAGAGTGCAGATTTGCTTTCTTCCACAGCAGTTTGATGTTCGTTTGAGTATTGCTCTGCTAGTTCTTTCTTGATAGCATCAACTTTAACAGCAACAGCAGATTCAAAGATAGTTTGTGCCTTTGCTTTGTTCTCTTCGTTTAATCCAAGAGAGTTAGCGAGTGCTTCGACGTCTTCGTTGACTTCAACTTCTTTGATAGCATCTTCAAGTTCTTTTTGAACTTCTTCGTCCATCTCTTCATCTTCGTCATCATCTTCGTC